CTAGATAACATTTGAAAACTAGAAAGAATATCTTTCTTAATCTGTTTGTTATCTAATCGAATGTGTAGCTCCTTAGACTCGTTACTGATATCTAAAAAAGAACTATAAGAACCAAAAGCAAAATTAATTTTGAGTTGCTCAGTGTCTAGCGTTTGTCTGTCGCTAGTGGGAAATAAATTTGTTGATGTCATTTCTGGTATGAAAATAATTTTGTTATGTGTTTGGTTTAGTGATCTATAAATTATTAAGTAGGTAATAATTATTTTCTAAGCTAGAAAAAATTACAGCTCCTAAAGTCATAATTTTAGAATTTACTAAACTTAATTTTATTATAGCAGAAAATAGTAAACAAAAGCAACAGAAAGTACAAATAAATTATTTTTTAATATTGCGAGTTCAAATTTTTTACCTAGTGTTATTTGTCTTGACCTCTTTGGACTTCTTTTTACTTCTATGTTCTCAGAGTGTCCTCTAGTCCCCTGCGTGGACTTCTTTTCACTTCTTAGGTCTATTAGTTCATCTAGGTCTATTTTTTGGACTGGGGAGGACTTGCAGTATATTTTTTATTTTTTGCTGATGTGGAGAACTTAAATATATTCTGACTAATTTTTTGGTTCTACTTTTATAGAAAGTTCTGGAGCTTGAATGTTAACTGTTTCTATGGATTCGCCAATTACTTTTCCTAGGCTATCGAGAATTTGTGCTGCGGTTTGGAGTTGTCCTTTTTTGACTGCTTTGTTAAATAGTCTGATACGCATTGCTTGAAGGCGAGGTAGGAGAGCTTCTCTATCTTTTTCCCAATCTTCATTATTCCAAACTTTAACTCTATCCCAATCTAACCAGGCGGTAGTTTCGGAGATATTTTCTATTGAAGCGTGTTCTATTACTAATTGGCGAGTAGTTTTACCTTCAAGTTGACGAGCGTATAGTCTTTGGGAACGTTTTAGAACATCTGAAATTGTGGAGCGAGTTCTTTTTTTAGGAGGATTAGCGAGAGGATTATTGATAATGTTATCTGGAAAAGTAGAGGAAGCCACAGACTTGATCTTAGTAGTATTTAGTTGAATGATAACTTAAAAGTGAGTAAATAGGCTATAAAGGAGGGGTATGAGTTGTATTTTTTGTTAATTTCATGGCTGTAAGTGAAAAAAAGAAGAGTGAGATAAGTTTGAGGTACGCTCAAGGTGAGGTATTTAATAGTGATAAGAGATTTAGAGTGCTGGTAGCTGGAAGAAGGTTTGGAAAGAGTTATTTATCTTGTATTGAATTATTGAGAGGAGCTATAAATCGACCAGGGGAGGTGTATTTCTATTGTGCGCCAACTTATCGTATGGCAAAGGATATTGCATGGAAGGAATTAAAGAGATTGACACCTAAAGTATGGATTCAAAGTAAGAATGAAACTGATTTAAGGTTGGAATTGATAAATGGTTCGACTATTGAGTTGAAAGGAACTGAAAATGCTATGGCATTGAGAGGTAGAAGTTTAGCTGGTGTGGTTTTGGATGAAGCAGCATTTATGGATAGGGACGTTTGGGCTGAAGTAATTAGACCTGCATTAGCAGACAAGCAAGGTTGGGCACTGTTTATTAGTACTCCAGATGGTACTGCTAGTTGGTTTTATGATATGTGGTGTTATTGCGGAGAAGAAGAGTGGGAAGATTGGCAAAGATGGAGTTTTACTACGATAGAAGGGGGTAATGTTGTAAAAGAAGAAGTTGAAGCTGCTAGGTCGCAATTAGATGCGAGAACATTTAGACAGGAGTTTGAAGCAAGTTTTGAAAATCTTACTGGTTTGGTTGCTGTTAGCTTTGCTGATGAGAATATTGATAAGAAAGTGCAGGATTTACACATGCTTCCTTTGTTAATTGGGCTAGATTTTAACGTAGATCCTATGGCGGGGATTTGTGCTGTTAAACATAACGATACTTTATATGTTTTTGATGAAATCATGCTTACAGGAGGTGCTACGACTTGGGATTTTGCAGAGGAGGTTACGAGAAGATATGGAGTTGATCGTAGAATTATTGCCTGTCCAGACCCCACTGGAAGTGCAAGAAAGACCAGTGGAGTTGGTGTAACGGATCATACGATACTTAGAAGGTCTGGTTTTACTGTTATGAGTCCTAGAAGCCCCTGGAAGATCAGAGATAAGATTACTGCTGTCAATACTGCTTTATTTGATGCCAATGGCGATAGAAGGACATTAATACATCCTCGTTGTAAAGAATTGATAAAGGCATTGAGGACGTTAACCTATGCACCTAACACTGGATTACCTAATAAAAACTTAGGAGTAGACCATGCGTTTGATGCTTTTGGTTATCTTTGTCTGCAACAATTTAACTTGGCGAAACCAGAGACATTAGGGCAGACTGCGTTTAGAATATATTAAGTTACTCTTTTGTTTATGCCTTATCACACTGGAATGAAAAAAAAGAAAAAGAAGAAGAAGGGAGGTAAAAAGAGAAGTGAATGTACCTGTAAATAAAGCACTTTACGCTAGAGTAAAAGCTGAAGCTAAACGTAAGTTTGACGTTTATCCTTCTGCCTACGCTAATGCTTGGCTAGTCCGAGAATATAAAAAGCGTGGTGGAACTTACAGAGTGGAGAGAAAGAAAAGTGCCACAAAGAAGAAAAAGTAGTCCTAATCCAAGAGCTAAAGGTGGTTTGACACGTTGGTTTGAGGAGAACTGGGTTGATGTTAAGACGGGTAAACCTTGTGGTCGCTCTAAAGGTGAAAAACGTGGTTATCCTGCCTGTCGGCCTAGTAAACGTGTATCAAGTAAGACACCTAAGACTGTAGGAGAGATGACGAAAAGTGAGAAAGAGAGGTTTAAACGTGAAAAAACTGGTAAAAAGAAGATATCCTATCAACATAGACGTAGAAAAACTAAAAAAAGGAGTTGAACATGGCTAAATCTGCTGCTATGAGTAGGTGTATGGGTTATGTTTCTACTGTTCGTAAGAACAAAAAGAAAAAATCTACTAAAAAAACAACAAAAAGGAAGAAAAAATGATTGAAATCACACCAGAAATGCTTGATGTTATTGAAAAGGTAAAAGGCAAGCGAAATCCTGCTCTTTGGGACCCCAGATGTGAACAATATATGAGGAATAACAGTAAAGATACTGTAAAAAAGTCAACAACAAGTTAAACTAATCTTAAATACTCTTTTTTCTTAGAATTATGGCATTTTTTCGTGGAGAGGAAGGTTCTGTTAAATTTAAGAACTCTTCTGGTACAACTGAAGCAGTGGTTTCTACAACTGGTTGGACATTAGATACAACAAAGGACACTTTAGATGTAACTGCTCATGGAGCAACATCAAGAAGTTTTGTTGGTGGATTAATTTCTGCATCTGGTACTGTTGATTTTCTATATACAGCAGCTAGTAGTAATGAAACTGCAAACTTATTAGCAGATGTTTTAACTACAGAAGATGCTGGTGATGCACAGTTTGAATTATTTTTAGATACATCTGGAAGTAAAAAAGTAAGTTTTAGTGGAATTGTTACAGGAACAAGTCTATCTGCAACAACAGGTGATCTTGAAACTGTAAGTGTGAGCTTTATTTCTTCTGGTGCTATAACCAACGCTGCATAATGCCTTTGAAATCCTATTCAAAGAAACAGCGTAAGCTTGCTGCGGTTGCTCCACCGAGAGATAAGATCACGGCTGCTGATCTTAAAAAACTACGTTCCAAGAAAAAAAAGAGGAAAAAAAAGTGAAACTCACTATTCGTCAAAAAAATAAACTGAAGGAACATTCTGAACACCATAGCGATAAGCACATGGAGTTTATGAAAAGACGCATGAGAGCAGGAGATACTTTTACTCAGGCCCATAAAAAGGCACAAGCAAAGGTAGGAAGATAATGCCTAAAAGAAAAGGAGTCAGTTTAACTTTAGGAAGAGGTGAAAAGTCTAGGAAAGGTGGGCTGACTGCTAAAGGACGCAGGAAATATAACAGAGCTACAGGAAGTAATTTACAAGCACCAGTAACTA